TATGATGATGACACTATGGCTGCTCAGAAAGAGTACGCTAAAGAGAAGAAGATTGAAAAGTCTAAGAAGCTCAGCAAAGAGGAAGAGGCTGCTGCCGATAAAGAGGCATATGCATCTGCCATGGGTAAAGAGAAATCTGCTCCAAAGGGTAAGCTAACCGAGAAAGAGAAGAAGCAGTTGCAAGACGAGTTGAATATGCGTAAGGGTGGTATGGTCAAGAAGAAGACTATGGCGTATAGCAAAGGTGGAATGACCAAGAAGCCAATGGCGTACAATAAAGGTGGTATGGCTAACTGTGGTGCTTCCATGAAACCTGCACAAAAAGCAAAGGCTAAATAATATGCCAAGCAATAACCCCAACCTCTTTAAGCGTGCCTATGAAAATGTAATGGGCACACCTGAGCAGAACAAGAAAGCCAAGGAAGATATCGAGAAGTACAAAGCTTCTAAGGCTAAAGAAAAAGCAGCAGAAGAAGAGAAGAAGATGGCTAAAGGTGGAGATGTTAAGAAAGGATTCAAACCCTGTTCTTCGTGTTCCTCACCAGCTAAGTGCAAAGCTGCTGGTAAGTGTTTAGCTAAAAAGATGGCAGCTGGTGGTAAGGTCACTAAGTCTGGTTCTAAAGCTGCTAAAGCAGGTAAGGCTCCTTTCCTAGCCGTTATGATTGGTATCCCTAAAGCAAAGAAGAAGTAAGCTATGGCAGTCCAAGACCAGTTAGAGATTCAATCTTTAAGTAAAGAATTAACTGCTCTTAAACTAGCATCACAGGGTAGGTCTACTCCAGATGCCAGAATTACTAAGCGTATTGCTGCCTTAGAGGACTTGATAGGGCGTAAGAAGACAGCAACATTAAGTACTCCAAATGCAACATACAAGAAGGGTGGCATGGTGAAAAAACAGCAGGCTAAAGTAAAGAAGGTTCTTGGAGAGTTTAAAGAGGGTAAGCTACACTCAGGCAAGAATGGTAAGGTAGTTAAAGATAAAGGTCAGGCTATTGCTATTGCCCTGTCTGTTGCTAGAAAGAAAAAGTAATCCATGACGATTACGTATTACCCTGCCAGAGGGCAGTCTCCTAACCTACCTGTCTATACCGCATTTGGTGGACCTACTGTAGACGCATTTGGTAGACTAAGAATCTGTGAGCCTTTTACACTATTTGATTCTTCCCATCGGTATTCGGATAATGGTCTTTGGTCTACCTCTACTACAGGAACAGCAAGTGCTACATTTGTAGCCAATGAAGGTTTAGTTGACCTAGATGTAGGGACAGCAAACAATGATGAGGTTGTAAGAGAAACTACTAAAATATTTTCTTATCAGCCCGGTAAAAGTTTATTAGTCATGAATACGTTTGTCATGGGTGCTGCTAAGACAGGACTACGACAAAGGGTTGGGTACTACGGAGCAAGTAACGGGTACTACATAGAACGTGATGGAACTAGTGTTTACTTAGTAGAGCGTAGTTATGTGACTGGGTCTGCAACAAATACTCAAGTAGCTCAGTCTAGTTGGAATCAGGATAAGTTAGATGGTACTGGACCTTCTGGTTTAACACTGGATCTATCCAAGGCTCAGATCTTGTATATGGACATTGAGTGGTTAGGTCTTGGTACGGTACGTATGGGATTTGTTATCAATGGTACCTTTGTTCCAGCCCATAATTTTCATCATGCAAATTTAGTAACGACTACGTATATTACTACTGCATCTCTACCACTACGGTATGAGATTAAAAATACGGCAATAACAGCAAGTGTAAGTAAACTAAAACAAGTATGCTCTACTGTTATTTCGGAAGGTGGATATAGTTTAAATGGACTTCAGCAGGCAATAGGAACCCCAATAACATCTCCTACTTCTTTAACTACTGCAGGAACGTATTATCCAATTGTTTCTTTGCGACTTAAAACTGCTAAGTTAGATGCAATAGTTATATTAACTGCTGCCTCCATTTTAGGTCTTACAAATAACGTCAATTATGAATGGCAAATAGTATCCTCTGGAACTACAACGGGTGGAACTTGGGTTAGTGCTGGAACGAACTCTAGTGTTGAATACAATATTACTGGTACCTCTTTTACTGGTGGCAGGATATTAGCTTCTGGTTATACACAAGGATCCAATCAAGGGGCAAGCACTGTTGATATTCTGAAAGCAGCTTTATTTGCTAACCAGTTAGAAAGAGATGGATTGACTAGCACTCCATATGAACTAACTTTAATTACAACAGCTTCAACGAATAGTGCAACACTTCACGGTTCCTTTGACTGGGAAGAGATATCACGATAATATGCCAACTAAGAACAGAACAATTAGTACTGTCTTGACTACCAGCAATCAAGATATTTACACAGTACCAGATCGTTGGAATGCAGAAGTATTTAGTATCTTTATTACAAATACTACTACATCACCTAGAACAATATCGATGGAGTGGTATGACTCTGTGAATAGTACATGGAGTTATTTGATGAAGGATATGCCACTAGTACCAAACGGAATAATCCAGATAGAAGAATCTATATACTTAGTTGCAACCGATAAGATCAGAGGCTTATCAAATGTTAACGATAGCGTTACTGTAACCTTTAAAGTACTTGAGGATTTTGCTACGGCACTATAAACTATGGCAACTAAAAAGAAATCCACTGTTAATGCGGCAGGTAACTATACCAAGCCAGAGTTACGCAAGAAGATCGTATCGCAGGTAAAGGCTTCGGCTACCCATGGAACTGCTGCAGGTCAGTGGTCAGCAAGAAAAGCACAGCTAGTAGCCAAGAAATATAAGGCAGCTGGTGGGGGTTATAAGTGAGTGCAGCACTTAAAAAAAGTCAGCTATCTCTTAAGTCATGGGGTGAACAAAAGTGGCGAACCAAATCAGGTAAGCCAAGCTCTAAGACCGGGGAGAGGTACCTACCAGAAGCTGCTATTAAAGCTCTTACTCCTGCGGAATATGAGGCAACAACGAGAGCTAAAAGAGTGGGCAAAGCAAAAGGTAAACAATTTGTTGCACAACCCAAGGCAATTGCTAAAAAAGTAAAACCCTTTAGGAAAGCAAAATGAGTAGAGAACTCACAGAGAAACAAGCTAAATTTTTAGAAGTCCTGTTTGAACAAGCAGGTGGCGATGTTGTACGTGCTAAGGAGTTAGCTGGTTATTCAGAGAATAGCCCGACATCGGAAATCATCAAAGGTCTTAAAGATGAGATCATGGAACGTACTCAATTGTACATGGCACGTAATGCACCCCGTGCAGCTATGTCATTGGTAGGTGGTATGGTTGACCCGACAGAATTAGGATTACGTGATAAACTAAGTGCTGCTAAGGATCTATTGGATCGAGTAGGCTTGGTTAAAACTGAGAAGGTACAGGTTGAAGCTACTAATGGTCTAATGATTCTCCCACCAAAGGAAAAGACAGACGAGGAGTAGTACATGGCATCCCGTTCTACCATCGGTAAATGGATACTGCCACAGCCTAAAGATGCACAAGAGAAGGGGGAATACATATCGATTCCCAAACTAAACGGTAGATTTGAAGCACCATTTGGTTACAAGACATCGGAGACAGATCCGTTAATGCTTGATCCAATACCGTTAGAGTTAGATGCTTTAGAGAAAGCTAAGAAATATCTAAAGCAGTACCCTTCTAGGGAAGTTGCCGCTTGGTTGACTAAGGCTGCAGGTAGGTATATATCACACGTAGGATTATTAAGCAGGATAAAACATGAGCAGTATCACCAGACAAAAGCTTCTACTCTCAGAAGCTGGGCTGCCAAATACAGAAAAGCCATCGAAGAAGCGGAAAAGCACGAAAAAAGGCTCGGTGGCAAAGCAACAAGACAAGCAAGAGCCATCCTCAACGGCATTGACGGAGGAGACGAGTGCGAAGAATACTGGTGATGAAGTACATGTACCAGACATTAGTGAACAGAATGTAATATTTAAACCCAATCCGGGTCCACAAACAGCGTTCTTAGCAGCACCAGAGCGTGAAGTACTGTACGGTGGGGCAGCTGGAGGCGGTAAAAGTTATGCGATGTTGGCTGATCCCCTGCGATATATGGGTCATCCGCAGTTTAGTGGGTTGTTATTGCGTCATACCACTGAAGAATTGCGTGAGTTGATCTGGAAATCACAGGAAATGTACCCTAAGATCTATCCGGGTATCAAGTGGTCAGAGAGAAAGATGCAGTGGGTAGCACCAAGTGGGGCAAGATTGTGGTTTTCGTACCTCGATAGAGACGAAGATGTACTGAGGTACCAAGGTTTAGCATTTAGTTGGGTAGGTTTTGACGAGTTGACACAGTGGGGTACCCCATTTGCATGGAATTACATGCGTTCTCGTTTGCGTAGTACAGCACCAGACCTACCAATCTTCATGAGAGCCACAACAAACCCCGGTGGACCGGGTCATGCATGGGTAAAGAAGATGTTTATTGACCCATCTAGACCGGGAAAAGCATTTTGGTCTAC